GAACACAGCGACAGCGCCGCCGCGGCCGCGTCGGTGATGCCCTGCAAGCGTTCGCGGTCGAGCTGCTTGAATGCGGCGGCGTATTCCAGCGCGTGCTCCTTGTCCTTGTCGCGCATGCGTTTGAGCGCGTCGTAGGTGGCGGCGTGAATGCGCAACTTGAGGGCGCTCTTTGCGAGTTCTGAAACGCCGAAAGCATTGGTGCCGGCGGTATGGCTGCTCTCGTCCTTGTCGTCGCGCGGCGTTCCGAGTTCGCCGCTCGCGTTGTGGCGCGCCGTTGTGAGGAACTCGTCGACGCGCTTTTGGCGTTCCTCGGCGATGAGTCCGCCGCGCCCGTCGTCGCCTTGATACTTGAGCCGCAAAGCCGCTTGCAAGCGCAAATACTCCTCTTCGGAGATGAGTTTGCGGGTGTGGAGTTCGGAGATCACCTTCATCTCCTCTTGAAAGAGTTCGCCGGCGCTCTTCTTGAGATACTCGTTTCGGAGTTGTTTCACCTTCTCTTGGTACTTCTTCTCTCGTGCGAGTCGCTGCTTGTTGTCCTCCTCCTGCAGTGCCGCGGCGGCCTTCTCGTAGTCGTCGACGCGCCCCCACTGTTTGTAATAGTCGGCTCGGGCTTTGAGGTGCTCGAGTGTGAGGCGGTCGCGCTGCTTCTCGTACTCCTCGGTGGTGATGAGCCCCTCGGCTTCTTTGTGTTCGAGTGCGTCGAGTTCGGCTTTGTGGCGCTTGTCGATTTCAGCAATCGACCAGTCCTCGGTGCGCTTCTTCTCCTTGTCGGCGTGCTTGTTGAGCTCGTCCTGCCACTTCTGCCGCTGATCGAGATTGCGGGTGTAGAAATCGCGCTTGCGCTTGAGGGCTTGTTCGTCGTTCTTCGCCACGGCGTTGTTGTACTCTTCGGTGGTAATGAGCCCTTGCGCGAACTGCACCTTGAGTTTGTCGTTGGCTTCGCGGTGCTGCTTGTCTACCTCGACGATGAACTTCTTTCCGTCTTCGAGTTCCTTCTTCTTGAGTTTGTCTACCTTCGAACCTTTCTTGTCGTCGGTGGTGCTGTGTGGCGTGTAGGTGCCGCTTCCGGTGTCATCGGTGGAGAAGTCGGTGGCCTTCTGATTGATGAGTTTGCCGTAAAAGTTCTTGACCTCGTTGTTCCCTTGGACAAAGTTGTTGAGCTGATTGATTTGCTTGGTGGTTTCATTCAACTCGGTTTGCGCGGAATTGAGGGCGTCGACTTGCTCTTGGCGCTCATCGAGTTTCTCTATACGCACTCTGTTTGTTTCATATCGCGCCCCGTTGGGGTCGGAATTGGCATAACTTTTCCTTGATTCGTATTGCTTCTTTTGCAGCTCTCTATCAACGGCTCGGATGTTGTACTTCTTTCGGTCGACTGTCATCTGCTGCTCAATTCGTGCCTTTTGCAGTTCCACCAGCTTATCGTAGGCAGCTTCAGCCAGGGCTTTGTTTTGCAATGATCGGATATAATCAGCAATCGCCTTGGTGTTGTGCTCGGTCAATTTGCCCTCTTTGGTCAATGAGGCGTGATAGCCCGGTACCATCTTCTGCAACTGCTCAATCGCTTTGCGTCGGGTGTCGTATGCTTCATTGCTGTTGCGAATGATTTGGTGGAGTCGTTTGACTACCTCGATCTCCTCGGTGGCTTTCTTCACGGCCTCTTTCTGCACGTCGTTGAGCACCGAACGTTTCTGCGTCAACTCTTCGGTCTTTCGTGTAAACGTGATGATCAGTGTAACCAAAGCGGCGATACCGGCCAGCAGCAAACCGATGGGATTGGCTGCCATGGCTCGATTGAATATAATCTGAGCTATTGCCGCTCTTTCGGTGTTCAACGTCACGAGTGCCAGCAGCGCATTCCATGCCATGATAGCCGTCATTTTTATGGCCGTCCACATGGCCGCTGCTTTGTCTGCAACAAGATTCAGCGCTTTTGCCACCCAAAAACGTTTCTCCCATGCGGTTGTAATGATCAGTCCAGTCGTATAAGCCGCCATGGCTACGCCCAAAGTGATGAGGGCTCTTTTGTGCTCTACGGCGAACCGAATAGCATAGAGCAGCGCCTTTGCCATGAGTCCGGTGGATGAAACCATGTGTTTGACCACGGGCTCCAAGTGCCCACCCAGTTCGACGGCCAAATCTTTGTAGGCCTTCTGCGCTTTTTCGAGCTGTGCCTGCACGGTGGAGTTGGCCGCTTCGGCTTCCTTGGTGGCCGATGTGTGTTCCAAGAATGCGAGTGCGGCCTGCTGCTGCGTGGCTTTGAGGTTGTCGAGCCCGTTGGCCAAAGTTGCGAGCGTCTGCGTCACTCCCGATCCCGAAAGCTTCATCTCCTCGAGCATGGGCGCGATGTTCTCCAACGAGCGTGCGTCTTTGAGCGCGCCGATGAACTGCAAGAGCGCGGCGTTGGCGTCGGTCTTGACGAGCTCGGTGAATTTCTTCACGTCGAGTCCGGCGGCCTTTGCCATCTTGGCGGGTCGTCTGTAGATAGCCGTCAAAACATTCTGCATGGCGGTGGCGCCCTTCTCGACGCCTACCATGCCCTGATCCAAAACGGCTGCAATCGAAGTAATATCAGACTGTGCCATATTGGCCGTGTTCCCGATACTGGCCAAACGCGCGGTGAATTCCAAAAGATAGGGTTCTGCCGCCGATGAGGACTGTGCCAGTTCGTTGATGACAGACGCGGTTGCGAGCATACCGTTCTTGAGTCCCATGGCACGTCCATCGCTGAAAAGCTGTGTGAGCTTACCAATGTTCTTCACACCGTCCTCGCCCAAATCTTCACCCAAAGCGAGATTGATTTGGTCGGCGGCGTCGACAAAGTCAAGAATGTTCTGTGTGCCCTTAATTCCCAAACGTCCGGCGTCGGCGGCTAAGTCGTTGAGTTTCTCGCGAGGCGTTCGGGTATCCATCTTCTTGAACGCCTCGTTGAGTTCGTCCACCGCCTCTGCTGCCAGCCCGGTGTATTTCGATACGCCACTCATGTGTTCCTTCATGTCGGCGTACATATTGACGAAACTACTCACCCACTGTTTGGCGTTGTCAAAGATTTCCATGCCGCCAGCAATGGATGCGACTGTTCCCACCCACTTGTTGCCGAAATCAGAGATCTTATCTCCAAAGCTCTTGTCCTCTTCTACTTCTTGCTGTTTTCGAATATCCTGCAATTCCTTCTTGGCACTCTTGAGCGCCTCGGTGTAGGCGTCCCACTGCTCCGATCCGCGTTTGACGGCGCCCGAATTGAGTTCCGTGTTGATTTGGCGAATCGTCTTTTGCAGCTCCTTCGGTGTTTGTTTGTCCATACGGCGCAAACCTTCAGTGAGCGCCTGCACGCGGTTCTCGGAGCGCTCCAGCTCTCGGGTGTTCTTTTTGAGTTCCGAGACGATTTCCTTGATTCTCTCCTTGGCGCGCTTACGTTGCGCGTCGGTGGTGCGACTGTCTTTGAGTTCTCGTTCGGCGGTCTTTCGCTGTTGGTTGAGCTCCTCCACCTTCTTTCGGAGTTGCTCAATATTCTCCTTTGCGTCGTTGTCGTTGACGTGGAGTTCGATAATCTTGATGTCCTTTTCTACCATACTGGAAAAATAAAAGCGGTATCTTGACCTTTTGCGTCAAAGATACCGCTATGCGTAAAAATAGAAAATGACAAAATCAGCCTCCTGTTCTTCTCCACTTTCTTTTGATGTAGTCTCGTCTTTTCAGATAGTTCCCTCCCAGTCCGGGGTATTTCCGAAAGGCTTCGCTTTCAATTCGCTTATATCGTTCCCTGACGGCTCTCTTGACCGCCTTTTCATGCTGTTCTTTCTCTACGATTTCAGGAAGTTCTTTTTTGAATTGCTCATAGTTTTTCTCATATACGTATAAGACACGTACTATGAGCAAGAAACCAATCACACAGGCCAAATAGAAGAAATAATCGCTGATCATAATGACTTTGTTTTGAAATTCTGTTTGGCTAAAATACGATTTTCCCCACTTGTTCCCAAATTAAATCGTCAAAATCGTTTTCAGCGATTGTCTTTTAATGAGTCGAAGATACCGGTAAACTCATTTCCGATGTCGTACGTCAATCTCCTGCTGAGCACTTTTTTGGAAATCTCCCACGATACGGAAAACCACGGTCTTTTCTTTCTCGGTTCTCCCAGCCCTCGTTGTGCGCGCACCACGGGGTCTAAGATTTTGAGGTCGCCGCCGTTGCCGCGGCTGTAGCCGTTACCCGTGCCGGCGTCGACGTAAATGCCATATTCCACAAAGCGATAGGCCGCGTGCATGGAAAAGCCTTCGGCGTCGACGCTAAGCCCTTGTGCGTGCACGCTGCTCTGCAACGTTCCGGTGCGGTGGATGTCCATGGTCTGAATGCGATCTGTCCAGATCTTCACCATCATATCATGCCACTCCCGGGCAAAGGCGGTAAAATCTTTCTCTTCGGGTTGCTTCATCTCTACTCTTCTATCCACTCTTCGGGGTTGTAAGCGATACTCACCGGTTCATCAACATAGAACATGAAGTAGAGCCCGGTGCAGTCTGTGAGGAAAATGCCGCCCATCTCGCGCGAACGGATGTTGTCCATCTGCACATACAAGCCTTTTTTGACGAAGAGCGGTGCGTCGTTGAGCAGTCCCGATTGGAACTGTCTAAGGAGTTCGCGGCAAATATCCATCTTGCGCTGTCGGTCTGTTTCGTCGTCGTGCTCGTAGCGCATGAGAAGAAAGACGGTGTAGGCCTTTCGTTTGAACCAGCCGCCGCTATCGCGAAAGGTGGCCTCGTCGCAAACGTCGTCGACGGCTACGAAATTGGCGTCCGTGTCGTAACGGTTGAGCACGCTGTCCAAATGATTGATTCCGGAACAGGAGACGGTGCAAAATTGGTGGTCGGCTGCCATGCGATTGCGTCGGCAAAGCGTGGCGAAATAGTCGTGAAAATTGATCATGGTGGCAAACTGTTAGTCGGGTGTGTTGTGTTATGCCCAGTTGGATGAGGGGATGATAAGAGCACCGCCTCGGCGGGGGAACCGCTCGCAGCCTATATATAAGGTGTCCCATGCGTCTGAACCGTCGGTGCGTGTTTCGAGTCGGTCTTCCTCTGTCTCTGCGAGTTTCTCGCCACGCTTGTCTTTCTTGCCGTTGTAGACGCCTGCCGATTGGAGCGAAACGAGGAGATCAGCACAATTCTCTTCGTTGATGTAGGGTGTGAGGTGTCCTTGTCCTTGGAAACCTCGGTTGATGAGTAGGTGCTTTTCGGCGTGATTCATGGGCTGCCCGATATAGACGCTCTGCACGCTGCGGCGGCGTTTTCTGAGGGTTTGTTCGATGACGCGGCGAAAGTCGATATCATTGACGGCGTAATTGGAGCCAATAGCGGTGCTGTCGTAATAGAACACGACTTCCTTATTGGGGCGGTTCTCGTAGTAGTCGCAAAAGTCGTTGACGAGTTCGACCAGTTTGCGCTCGTACTTGACGAAAAAACACTTGACGGTGTTCATGCGTCCCAGCTCTTCGTCGACCTGTCCCACCACCAGCCAGTTGATATTGCGATTGAAGTCGAACGCTATACACAGCGGTGCGTCGGGTATCAGGTCGTCGTCCACACGGCTGTCCACCTTTTCAAGTTCGGCGAATTGGTATTCCAGCGCGTCTAAATAGTTGAAGTTGGCCGCCGTGTACAAGTGCTCTTCTTTCATGGAGGAGTAGAAACCATCTTTGAGCAGACGAACGGGGCGGCAAAGCACGGACGTTTGAAAGACGAGCGGCGGTAAGTCGCGCTGCATTTGTCTGATGTATTGTTCCCCCAGCACTTCGATATTCTCCAGCGTCGAATAGGTGCGATAAAAGAGGGCGTGCTTTCGGAGTTCCGAAAGTAGTTGCTCAATGCGTGCCACACGTTTGGGCAAATAGTCCGGCACGCTATCGACCCCGAACTGCTTGATTCGATTGAGGTGCTTCCAACGCTCGTCTCGGAGTGCCACAATCGCGGCGATGAGTTCAGGATCCATCTTGTCCTCGTAATTGAGAAACCACGAGCCTTCTTTGGTAATTGGCATATCGGACGTAACGAGCATGCCATGGTGGAACTGACAATGGCCAAATTCTCGTTGCTGTCCGCGGTTGGCTAAGAATGTTTCGTCCTTGAGTCGTTCGAACTTGATAAACTTGGCCTCGTCGATGAAAAGGAAGTCAAAGGATTTCGAGTTCGATGTGCCTTTGCGGTCTTGCGAAATGATTTGAATGATCGATCCGTTGTAAAAGGAGATGATATTCTCCCAGCTGTGCGGCTCAATCAGCGGTTTCTCCCAGCCTAAGTGCTTCGGTGGTCGCTTGCCTATCGTCCAATGCACGTCGCGCTTATAGCCCCAACTCTCCCAGTGCATTGTCATGGAGGGCAAAGTGTTTGTCATGGCGCGTATGGCATTGGGGGCTACATAGGCCGATGTGCTGCGCGGCATGGCCTGAATGACGTTAAGCGCCTGTGCGGCTTGCAACAAGCCTTTTCCGGTGCCGCGTCCGGCTACTACAATCGTGTCGCGCGCGCCTACGGCCAAACTCTCGCGCTGCATGCGGTTCATGTAGATCTTCATTTGCCGAATTTTTGGATCGTCTCTCTTGCCTCTCGCGCTTTGGCATTGAGTTCAGTCAGTGCCCTGTGCGTGTCCGTGTCCATCACCGCGGGTTCTTTCGTGATGTCGCCGCCTGTCAATGCGCGAATTTGTGCGTCGGTGCTCTCTCTTTGCCGCTCTGCGGGCGAAAGGTCGTCGAACTCCTCGGCGTCGGTCGGTAATCGCTTGAAGAGTTCGTTATATCGATTTGCGAGTTCGGCTTTCAGCCCCGTCCACCAAAAGATCACGGCATAGCGCTGCCCGGGCGAAAGTCGAATGTCGACGGCATACTCCTCTTGCTCGGTGCGATAAAGAATTCTTGCCATCTGTTCGATTGTTTCCGGTGCGCGCGAAATCAACCAGCCTTGGAAAAGGTTTTCGCAAATCAAATAATCGCCATATTTGAGTCGTCCGTCAAACAAATGCGCGTCCACCGCCTTGTACTTCCCGATCCGCTCGACTCGTATGGGCGTGTCGGGCGGGCTTTCTATCCACTCCAACGCTTCGGCCGCCTTCAGCAAAGCATGGGGAGAAAGCAGCGGCCAAATGTCAGGGTTGGGGCGGTGGAAAGCAAAGCGGCGCAAAAAGCGCAGCTGAATTTCTTCGGTGGTAAATTTTTCCGTTGCCATGAGTGCGCAAAGGTATTGCAGCTGCAAATCTGTGAGCGCAGTCCAGCCTTGAGGTATATGGGCTTGTACGGTCTCAGGAAAAAAAGAACGTGGGGTGGTCTGTTTCATTCTGATAAAAGCCGCTGTGTCGTGCTCTATAGGTTGCAGATCCGGTGTATTCGGGGAGGTGTTCGCCATAAAGGGCTAAGGACGCTCTTATATTGTCGACGGCTTTGACCAGTCCCCCGCCTACCATATCCTTTGCCATGAGAATGCGTCCTCGCTCCAAGATAACTTTAAGCGCCCGTTGTCGGGGTGAATCGTCGTCGGTGCGATATTCGCCGCCGTCTCTCAACCAGTCCAGCATGACCTCGTAGAGCTCGGGGGAAATCTCGTGGAGAACGCGAATACTCCCCTCGTGTCGTTCCGGTGCCAAACGGCTGTATTCACGCGCATAAACGTCTTGTTCCTCGCATGTGACTCCGTATTCTCGCAGCATGGTGGGGGTGAAAAGGAAACTGTCCACCATCTTCCGTGCGGTGTGGGTCTTGTTCCAATCAGTGGTCAAAGCCATTGTTCTCAACTCGTCGAACACTTCCGAGCCTTCTTGGTAAAGTTGCCTTTGCAGTGCGTCCACACGGGCTTGAGAGGCGGGGGTCTTCTCAGCGGTGGAGATGACGCCAAAGCCCGATCCGGTCAAAACGAGATCCAAGCTGCGCACCGCGTTGTGAGCGGCGGCCAAACAGATGTAGCGTTCTCGCAGTTCGTTCAGTTTCTCGTATGGCGCAAACTCGGCTGTACGGTTTTCGTAGAGTTCCAGTTGTGGCACCATTTTGCGATATACGCTGTCTGTTGCGTCTCGGAATGCCGGCACTACAGCGTCGAACTTCTGTTTTGTGATAATACTCATGACTGTGTAATTTTAGCGTCGCGATGTTCGTCGAGTGTGGTTAATTGAATCATTGGCAGCGTGGGTGTTCCCCGAAAGCCGTTATAAGCAAAACACAAGCGCAAAGCAGTCAGCAGAATGTCCTTCATCGGTTTGAGGAGTGCTTGCTTCATTGTGTAAAGTTCTCGTTTGTCCGATCCGCTATTATTCGTTTGCGCTTTCCCCGGCACCGCTCCCACCATGTTGGGATGAACGCCAAAGGCGAAACAGATCGTATTTGCGGCGGCTTGGATATCCTCCGCCCACTCGCCACCTTCCTTTTTACCGTCGATGACGTTAATGCGAATGTCGCGTTGTTCGTGTCCGTCGGGCGAAATGTAGTATTTCGATACCCAAACCTTATCCGAATTCTCCAAGCCCGAAAGGAACTTGCGAATGTTTTCCTTCTCTCGGCGTACCCGTTCTTGGATTTTCTCAGGATCGGTCAATCCCTCTTCTTGACAAATTCGGCTGTAATAGTCGTTCTGCACCTCCACTAAGTATTTCACGCTCGTATGGTTTCGCAGCTTGGCGCGCTTACCCACGGAAATCAAACGCTTCTCATCGTAGCTGCCCCCTCGCAGTATGGACGACCAGTAAGGCACGGGGTAATATTGGCAGCCCGCTGGCGGGAATCTCGAAACAACGGCAAATTTCCGTTCACGCGTCGGCGGTCTCATACGTCCGGTCTTCGGATCAACATCCAGTCCCATGCGCACTTTCAAATCTCCCAGCGGGTCTCTCATGTCCAGCAGTGGTATTTTTTCTATCTCCTCGGGTTTCGGGGCGCTGCCATGCCAGTTTGCATAATAGACAAAGGGGATTTTGCCAAACTTGTCCGCCTCGGCCAAACGACAATAGGGGGCTTCTTTGTGGACAAGGCGGTTGATTTGTTTCCCGTCTGCCGAAAGGATCACGACCGAAACCGCAAAGTAATAGAGCTGCATGTCGGTGGCTTGGTCGAGCACATACATGGGCAAAGCCTGTCGGCTGATCCATTGTTCTGCTTGCGCGTCGTCCTCGCCGGTGTAGACGCCCGCTCCATACAAGGCGGTGACGTTGAAATTCAGACATTGTGCTGTCACTTCATCTCCGTCGATGAGTCGTTTCATCTCGTATGGCAGTTGATCGTCGTTGCCGAAAGGGATGTATTTCTCATGATTGCTCCCGGGCAAAGTTTTAGACTTGGGGGCTCCCACCACTGTGTCAAAGACTTCGGTGGTATCTCCCACTTCTGCAACCATGGCTTGCACGCCGTCCAAGCCTATCGTCCAAAAGTCGAATGCTGTCTCCATTACATATAAATTTTCATGTCGTCGATTTCAAAAAGCATATAGTTCCGAAACTCTCGTATCTGTCCCGATGGTAGGAGCAGAACGCGGGTGTTTCTCCGTTTGCGATATTCGCTGTGAAAAATCGCTCTCTGGTACAACAAGATTTCTCCTGTTCTGAGTTCCCATACCCTCAAGCGGTGCGGTTGCCCGTCTCTCAACAAACGTCGCGCCTCGGCTTGGTGGATACGCGTGGGGTATTTTCTCTTTTCTGGATTACTCATAGCTATTGTCAAAACTATCGTCGAAAACCTTTCTGCGAGCGGCGGTGCTTGTGTTGTCGATGACTGCCGCCTCTTCGTCTACTTTGAACTTTATAGTTGCCAAACCTATTTTGGTCGGGTCGTCGCTCTCTTTAATTTCAGATTCGACCGGTATGATTATGGCGCGGCTTGGCAGCAAGCGCACCTCTTGAGAGATGGCTACTTCCTCCACGCTGTGATCACCGGGTGCAAGGGGCGCGAATGTGCATGACAACTGTACTTCGTCCTCAGATTGGTAGTTCTTTGTGCGTCCTGAAATACGCGCTGTCTTGTACGTCTGCTTTGCGCTCCGTTCCACGGTTCCGAATGCGTGCATGGTATCCATGATGCCGAATGCATTCCGGTATTCGATTTCCACTCCTCCCGCTAAAGAAAGCCCCGGCGGCGCCATAATGAAGTGGCGGCGGCGGGCCCCCCAACCCACGATGTACTTCCCAAGCTGTGCTCCCGCGGTGGGTGGAGTAAATCGATTCGGCGAAACGTCTGCAATGCTCGCTCCGTCAGTGGATTGTGCAGCTATACTTTCGGCTCGTGTCAAAACGCTTTTGGGCGTTGACCATACAGTGGTAACCGTCACTCCGCTATCGCTACCGATCCAAGCCACGCGTTCCGTGGCTGCACGGTGCGTGATCTTGGTCGTTTGCAAAAGCGAAAGGAAAGAGCTTGCGGCAAAGGCCGTGGCCGTTTCACCCATTCGGCGCTGTGCCGGTATGACTGATGACGTTGCCAGTGTTGTTCGGTTGCCTTCCTTCACCACCTCCAGCTTCACCTCGGAAATTTTCCCCTCGGCGCGGTCGCGTATCAACGTTCCCACGTCGTGGAGTACGATTTTCCCGTTGTATGGGCGCAAAGTCAAGTCCAGCACAACGGCCGCGTTCACGCTTACCAAACACTTCAGGGGGGTGCTTGAGGATATAGTCAAAGCCTCCCACTCATCAGGAAAGGTCAATGATGGAATCGATGAGAGTAACTGCATACCTTACGCTATTTATTTTTTGCCAAATCGAGAGGTAACCGCCCCGGCTATGGCGAGGAACATCAGCACCCACCAAAAACCAGGCATCCCCGATGGTTCTGGGCTTTTTTTCTGTTGTGCCGTTTCCCAGTGTGCTGCGTGAAGAGCTTCCGTTTTTGTTCGCCAAACGGTGTCCGTTCGAATGTGCCAGCGTTCTTTAATGCGTTCTTTGACGGTGGTTGCCCCTTCGAGATAAACGCTATCATGCAAATAGACGCTATCCCGTACAAGTGCCGTGAATCTAAGCGTGTCGGTTCTGTTGACTTTCAGCGTGTCGTGAACTATAACGCGCCGCTCCACGGTTCGGGTGGTGGTGCAACTTGAAAAGCAAAGGCTAAGCACCAGCAGAATCAGCGGTGAAAGTTTTATGCTCGAATCAATCTTCATGTCAGTCTGTAAAAGGAATCGCTTCCACTCTCGAGACCCAGCCCTTGAGATACTTTTGTTGGCGCGGGTTATTCTTCACTATGGCACGCAAAAATCGCAGCCGCTCGTTTTTGAGTGCAAGAAACAGCGTCTCGGGCGGTGTTGCATTGGCCGCGGCCAAAGTCTTCGCCCCCATAATCCCGTCAATATTCTGCGCCAAAACGCGCTGAAGAGCTTTGATTCCATGTGCTCCGCTGTGGAATGTAAAGTCTGCGACCATCATTGCCACGGATTGGGATTTCAATTCGTCGGCCTTACAGCGTTGCCAGAAATCGTGATCCGCGATATTTCTCCACTCTTCATAAGAAATCGCCTTCAACTCTTTGACCGTCGGGGCGGGTCGTTTTTGAGATTTTCTCCATGCGGTGAAAGCAGCGAGTGTTACCCCGATCATCGTGGCTCCACCGCGGTCGTCCGGGTCGTTGGCAAAGCCCTGCAAGCGGGCTTTTTCGAACAGTGCGTCCGTTGATTTGTTCTTGTTCTCTACGCCTGCTTCAAATCGTAGCAAGTGGCGCAAAAAGGGATTGATGTTTGGCATAATCAATTTTGTTGCGGTTTAATACTATTGTTTGGTCTTGTCTCAAAGCCTTGTATGTCGAAAATCGCTATGTGATTATTGATAATGTTTCGGCTATCTTCGTCGACGAATCCCCTGCGGTTGCGTCCTTTGTGTGCTCGGCCGTCGCTGGGAGCTTCCCCCTTTTTGTCCAAATCGTATTCTACGAAATAGGTCGTCCCGGTTTCAACTTTTTTCCCAGCGTGGAATTTCCAAAGATCAATTGCGTACAGTGGCACATTCAGCGTTCGGCCTTCGACATTGATTTGATAATTCGATTGTTCAATGCGTATCGGGCAAATACGTGAACAATACCAGCCGTCTTTCACTCGTGTCGCATTGATATCCCCGAGCGCCGCTCCGTGTTCGTCCACCAGCGCATTTTCCGGTGCTGCCGTTGTGAATTGATTATTCTCCAACGGATTGTACCAAAAAGCCGCGGGGTAAGTTTCTGCCGGTATCGACGTGCGCGAACTCTCAAAGATTTTGTGCATGCTGCCATCTGCGCGCCTGAATTCACTCCATCCTTCTGTGTAGTAAGCCCCATGCCCAAATTGATAGAGAGGGAATTCTTCGACGTTGTCGGCGAAATAAGGGCTTTCTACGTTCATTTCCGCAATCTCTGGATCATTCCAGTTATCAATATTCTCCTTTAACCAGTTGTAGAGTTGCGAAATCGTAGTGTATCTTGTCAGGCGAATCATCTGCAACGGCGTCCATGTTCCCGCCACTCTGCGTGCATTGGCAAAGATCCCTTCAGGTCCCAAATCATAGAGCAGCGCCCCTGTTTCGGGATCAAAGCATTGCATTACCGGGAATCGTCTGTCTTGGGTATCAGATCTATATCCAAACACGAGTCCCGGGTGCTTACAGCCGGCGGCGTAAAATCTCATTTCCGCTCCGGCCGTCACCATACGATCCTCTGAGATGTTCCCCGTTGAGAGTTTGTCTACTTGCGCACTTCCGGCTAACAGTAAGCGCGTGCTAACCATCTCAAAAGAGTCGCCCTTTTTCCAATATGGAGAATTGGCACCGGGGCGCGTATCGTTTCCCGCTTTGGTATGCGTGCGGGTGCAGCGATATGTTTCTTGTGTCCCCGCGGGCGTCAATACAGTCACCACGTCTTCATAACCTCCTCCCGTCTGGTTTCGTCCCCGAAATACCGTCCCGTCGGCAAACGCGTCCCAAAAACCACGATATTGCACGGTGGCGCCCACTTTGTCGTTTTCAGACAAGCACCATGGCGTGGCCGTTATGCCCTCTTCCAATTTGGGAGCGCAAAATAGCACCTCGTGTCGCTGTGCATTGTCGGCGTTTTTCAGCCAGCAGCGTAAATAAGCGCGGTTTTCTTCTCCGGGCTTTGCGGCTCTCGCCTTAAATGAAATCGACAATCTTTGCCACGCCCCGGGCTTTGCTGCCGAAAGGCGAAAATGCTCGCCCGAATTGGGAAAGACAATCATCCAGCCGGTATTGCTACCACGGACATAAACCGAAAATGTGTAGTCCAGCCCCGCGATTAAGTCCACCGGTATGCGCTGTGAGAACTGTGCGTACTCTTCACCCACGGCGCCGCGTTCCACCACCGCTCTCAGCACTCCACACCCCGTAACGGCGGGCTGTACGTCTTTCGCCGTCTCAGTTTTGGCGTGTGTACCGTTGATACCCGACTCCCACACTTCGGCTTGATGAAAGTCCGTCCCGTCAAGCAGATTTGTACGCGTGGGTTCAGCTTCGGCTCCGTCTTTCCCCAACCGCGTAACCAAACGGACTGCATTCCGTTCGCTCGTCCCGTCTGAATAAACGACCCGCTCATACGTCCAAAGCCAAGGCGTTTGCGATGTCGGAATGGACGGTTTGCTCTTCCAACCGCGTGCGTCGTGTCCGGGGGCGGTTCCATTGGCCGTGAGCATATAGAATGACTCCACGCGCTCAATGCCGCGGCCGTTGTCGCCTTTTTGACCGCGTTCCCCATTCTCTCCCTTTTCACCCGGCACGCCGCGTTCGCCTTGCAAACCACGAATGCCCGGATCACCCTTCTCGCCACGGTCGCCCTTTATCTTTGTCCAGCTATAGTCAGACGCCTTCAGGGAGTCAGCCTTGGTGTGGTCGGTATACGTCCCGATATATTCGTAATTCTTGCCCACGATAGGCACAACGCTGAAATCTCGTCGCCCCGAGTCGTTAGAATAGGCCACGTGGAAATAAGCCGTTTCGCCATTCGTGCCGTCGCGCCCGGGGATTCCGTCCGCGCCGTCCGCGCCGACGAACTTCGTCCACATGTAACGCTTCGGGTCATTACTGTCTTCGGGTACATTGTCGCAATACATGCCGATATAGCTTAAATGCGTGGCCGGTGTCTGCGACATGTTGCGACCTTGCTCGTCGGCCGCATAGGCGATGTGCGTGTAGCTGTTCTTGCCGTCCGCGCCCTTTTCGCCCGGCACGCCGCGTTCGCCGCGTTCGCCTTGCAAACCTTGCAAACCACGAATGCCCGGATCACCTTTCTCACCGCGTTCGCCCCTCTCTCCGCGTTCTCCCTTCTCGCCACGGTCTCCTTTCTTGTCCATCTCCGACAAACACCACGGCGTGGCGAACTCGCCCGTCTCCATCTTCGGGTGGCAAATGTCCAGATAGTTCCCTTCGCTTTTATACAATTTGAAAAATACCCACAAGTTCTTCGGCAAATCATCTTCCGGTGCGTCGTAGAACACGCTCAATGAATAAGTCGTCCACTCATCAGTAAGAGAAAAGTTCAAAGTGGTTTGCTTTCCCCAGACCTGTAAAACCCCGTTTCGCTTAATGCGTGGGAAAAAGTATTGTTGCTTTCCGCTCATTGGATAACAAGCAAGATATCCATTGCCGCTGCCTCGACATTTGAAAGAGAACGTGTACCACATGCCACGAGGATAACGATTCCCAAACGGCTCCCACCACACGTGCGAATATCGCTCTGCCCCGTTCCCTTCTACATGGAAATAGTTGTCGCCGTCCACTCCTCCGGGCAAAATACTTGCGTAGGTTTTCCCATCCAAATATCCCTTGGTAAAATGTGGGCGCGTCACGTAATCCGTGCAGTGCCACATATTCGGATTCGCCGCCGGTGTCGCCATTTTGTCGTTTTCGGATAAGCACCACGGGGTCGCCGTTTCGCCTTCCTCTAACTTCAAAGCGGAAAAGTAGGTTTTAGCGTTAAGATCCATGCAACGCAGCATAATTCTTACCCCTTCGGGTATGGTATCCGGGGTCGTGAACGTATAGGAATACCGCGCCCACTTATTCGTATCGGCATTCGTGCAAAGTGTATCTCGATTTGTTGATGCAGAAAGATACCAAAGCACCAACATTCCCGGTGCTCCTTTTGAATAGACCGAAAGCGTGTAGGTCGTATCGGGGCGCAACAGGCTTGCGATATACAAGATACCTTGTATCCACGTTTCGTTTTTATGTGCGCCTACGGCTTGTGCCAAAGGGTGCACCTTATCGTCTTGCGATTGATTGAAAGCAAAGCGCTCGAAGTCTTTCCAATTTCGGACGTCCTCCATATTCCGAAAGCTCGTGCCGTCGATAAGGTTTGCCCCCGTCGGCGGTGCGCTCTTACCCGCGTCACCCTTATCGCCGTCCTTTGGTTTCGCTTGAATGAGCGTCCAGTGAATAGAGTTCGGCGCGGGTGTCTCTGTCGTCCCTTCTGACTTTGTCGTGGTGCACCTCCATCTCGCACCGTCCAGCCACACGTCGCTGATCTCAAAGCGTTTAGTTTCGGGGTTGCGAGTGCCCCCGAAATACTTCGCTCCCTTTGTCCAGTTACCCCGATCCACGATTTCAGGAATAGGATTCGCTTTGGCGTCCAGTCGAATGATATCCTGCACCACCAGTCCGCGCGCAAACAAATAGTCATCTTTGCCGTCCACGATTTCACCCAGTTCTGCTTTCAAGAAGTCGGGCAAAGTTCCAAAGGACGCTCGTTGGTGCTCGGCTGTGATCTTCGGGGCGGTTACACCCTGCAAGTGCATGATACGTCCCTCCCGCGATGAGAGATATAAGCACGACCGGCGTTCTGCGATACTCGTGTTCCCCCACCGTGCAAGATTCATCCCCTCGCACGGCTGCATATTTGCTCCACCGGGGACGTCGGCGTTGTCATACAAAGAGCAAGTAATCGAATTATCGTTGATATCAACACTTTCGACTCTCAACCATGCCACGGCGTAAAGTGCCGTTTCGGGGGTGGGCAAAGGCGTGTTCGGGCGAAAGGCTCTGACAGCCGCTGTGCTTACGATACCTTTAATCACGTCGTGAACAGCGAAAGCCGTAATGTCACCCTCAAATCGGCGGCGCATAGTCAAGACCCATTGCGTGCCTCTCTGTTCAACCTGTTCCACCGTCCCGCTTTCTGTGAGCAGCCAGTCGCCCTCCACAGCAGTGAGACGATTGATTTGCATTTCAGCCACCTCCAGCCGCGAACGTACGGTAAGGGTTTCCACTTCTGCTGCACCGTCTTTATTGATACGCGCTCCACTTTGTCCCGAAAGGAAGTCACCGACGACTAACTGTTCCTGTACTTGCTCCGTTCCTTCTGTGCGCACTTCCTTCGCAGTCAGGCCTTGCGCAAAACGGATGGGAGCATGTGCCGTATCGGGGCGTATCCCCGAAAGATAGCGACTGTCAGCGCCCTTCATCTCCGTAATAAAATCAACAAGCAGCTGTCCGACGCGTTGCGCCGTATTCGCCGCCTCTTGTACCTCGTCCCGAATTTGTTCGGCTCGTTCCAGCAATGTTGCCATAGTCCCTATTGAGTTACGTCGTTTCCTTGTTTTCTATTCGCCTGTTCAAGCTGCTCGACGAGTTTCTTTATCAGCTCGTCCTTGTTCTCCGCGGGCTGTCCGCTGTCTGCGTCTTTCAAGAATTGGAATAACACCTGCGAAATCATGCCCGGCAGTCCGGGGATCTCATTGGTCTTTTCCAAAACGACGCGCACCGTATTCTTTTGCTGCTCAATTTTCGCCTTATCCTCTGCAGATTCAAAAATGCTCTTCAACTCCACACCGCCACAGACAATGACACACCCCAAACAGAATATGGGGATCGGCAAAATTGTGCATGCCATCATGTCCAGTTGAGCCAGAATAATGTAGATGACAAGATAGATTGCCGTTTTATTACCGGTATCTCTCAACCTCGACGATACGATTTTCTTCTTGTTCTTAATAGACTTGTATACGCCCGAAACCAAATCAACGAGCACCAAGCTGAGCAGAAAACCGGCTCCCCATGTAATCATCGCTGTGTGCTGTCCGGCATTCTGTTTCAGGAACAGCCAATTAACTTCACCAAACCATTCAAGGAATTCCATCATTATATCCTCTTCTATTAAATCAATTCTAACAGGGGAAAGATCCCCATCCATATCACATTCACTTGCACCACGGTGGGTGATTCATACTCTCCCGGGTGCATTTGCTCTGTGGTAATGAGCGGTTTGTTCGTTCCTACTCCTCCCACGAGCCATTGCGTTCCTTCCGTGTCTGTGAGTCGCAAAGCGACGGCCGTTGTGAGGGAGTGGCGTACGCTGCAGCGCGCTGTTATTTTGGTAGTGTGCAGCCGCAAACCGTTTTCGATGTTCTCCGTTACTTCCGCCTCTGCGATATCGGTCAAACAGAATGTTTCTGTGCGTGGAGTGTGCTCACGGGCAAATGCCGCGTGAAAGCCGTCGGCCGTTGCGGTGGGCATGCAAGCCTCCACCTCTTCGGCGGTGATCGACTCTATCCTGTTCAGATACTTTCTCATTGCGTTGTTTCGTTATCCACTTCCTCAAACTCTACGTCTTTCGCTTCGGCTTTAATGTAGCGCGCCGTCAACTTCTTCACGAGCTTCTCCACGTCGACAATCGGTTCAAAACCTACAACAGAAACGTCGCCCGAAATTTCCAAGAACGGCGGCGTAATTGTCGAGTAATCCGGGGCTGCCGCTTCGTCTTTGTCGAGTCGCATAAACTTGCCCTGCGCATTGACGAGTTGTGCCATGGCACGGGCGTCGGCGTTGACTCGTGCAGTATTCCAGGCCTCGTCGAGCCGTTGGCGAAACTGCCAGCGTTCGAACTCCACGGTGCTCTGATTCATCGCGCCCAAACAATACTTGATCACCTTCAGATCTTCGTATGCCATGGACTTTCCGACTTGATACCTCCGAATGATTTCCGCCACTATATCTTTATCCAACAGGCGGGGATGAGCCAGCCAGTAGTTGTAAAGATCCCGCAAACGGATCATTCTCCCCCGCGTGCCCGTCGAAAGCCCGGCCTCTTGCATTTCTCTCTCGTCTGCAAAGAGAAATTTTTGCGCGGTGTCGAGCAGCGTGATGTTCATAAGTCGAGTTGTGCTTGTTTGAGATACTCAGCCACGCGTTCGGTCGCACTGGGCGATCCCGCCTCCATGTACTCAATGTTGCGTTCTCGCATTTCGAGCGTGGTTTGTGCTCTGATGCGTCGAAAGACTTTACTGATTTCTTGATTTGGGTCTTCAATAGCGTCTCGCAAAGCCGTTTCGTTGACGTCCATCAGCACCGCGATGTCCGCGATCGGCGTCAATGCTTTGACGAGTCTTTCGAAAAGCGAAAAATCAAACTCATCATTTAAGTTGAAAAGTTGGGATGTTTTGAAATTTTCTTCGCACATATTCCGCAAAAGTCCTCTTGTTTGTAATGTTATATACCTCGTTTCTTGTGCCGCGCGTGCCGTTTTGTGAAGTGATCACGGTGCAGCTCTGCTCCGTCCCCTCTATCACCACGGCTTTCGCGTGGTTGGCACAATAGTTCACCGTGTCAAAAACAGCTGTCGTGATAGTTCTTGTTCTCGCGGTCTTTTCCGCTGCCTTCATATCAATGTACAGATCGGCTCGCCCGATGAGTCCTTTCTTTTTCAGCGCATGTATTTTTCGCGTGAACTCTTCCCCCACCGAAAACGAGGCGATCAGCACATGGGCTTTCCCGGTGAATTGCAGTAGACGTTCGATGACTTCACCCAGTTGGATCTTATCGCTAATAAACAGCTGCAAAGGTTCGTCGCGTGGGTTGTGTATTTCCGGTTTATCTTCTATCATAGTTGTCGTCTTTGAAAATTACGGGGCGAACATTATCACAACGTCCGCCCCGTGCAAGCAAATTCATAAATCAATCTCTAACTCATTCGGCGGTGGGCTGCTCTGTTGGCATTTCCACCCCGATATCTCTCAACCGTTGGGCGAAATCAGGTTTGAAACTACCGCCGGTTTCCACGATCAGATTGATTCGTTCCGTGATTTGACGGCGTTCCTCTTCAATTTCGTCGGGCGCGGGCTCTTCGGTCTTAAGGAGCTGCTCGAGTTTTGCCACATGGGCTGAAATAAACTTGCGTGCGGCTGCCACTCTTTTCACCTCGTTGCCCGGATCTTCCGGTTCAGTTGTTTCTTCGTCTTCGGCGGCGGTGCCATACGCGTCGTATTCATCCCAGCCGGCGATGTACTCTTCATAAAGCCCCTCTAAGATTTTTATCTTCTCGTAGCGATCACACGGCGGGGCTTTTTCCAGGTCTTGCAACTCTGTGAAAGTTCGTCTGATCTTTTCATAGAGTTCTCCACCGCGGTCGTAAATCGCTCGGATATGCTCGGGGAGTTCATCGTGATCGGGGCGGCGTCCTCTGTGGGCATTCGGGGCGGTGGGTGTTTCTTCTACGGTGTCGTCTTCTGAGAGCTCGCTTTCCGTCTCCTCTTCGGGCGGTGGGATGAGGGTGCGTACTTTGGGGAGCAGTTCGCGTTCCATCTCGCGAATGCTTTCCACGGTATGCCCGTCGAGCCGAATTTGCAGAAACTTCTTCAAGTCGTACTCCACGTGATCGTGTGCGGCCTCCGGGCGGTTCATCGCCAAATTATAAATGTGGCGGTTGCCGTTGATCCGCAAAAGCAGTTCCGCCCCCTCTCTCACGTCGCGTTCTTCTCGCGGCGTTTCAAGCCAGCGTTTAAGGCTTTC